CCGGGTCGTAGGTCTTGACGGAGATGTTGTCGACCCGGACCGCGTCGCCCACCGCGGCGTACTTCCCGGCCGTCGAGACCCGGAGCTGCAGGGCCGAGGAGGTCTTGGGGATGACGACGATCTGGCCGTCCTCCTCCGTGCCCGCCGTGTAGGCGATCGTCGTCTCGCCCAGGTAGGAGGCCGCCCCGCCGATCGTCTCGTAGGCGATGAGCCGGGCGTAGTTGGTCCCGGCCATGATCTTGCCCTTAAACTGGATGATGTACTGCTGGCCGGCCGCCAGGGTGAAGATATTCGAGTCGTGGGCGTATTGCTCCGTCGGCCCGATCACGTCCCGGGTGAACTCGAGCGCGAACGTCGAGGCGTCGCCGGCGACCGAGGCCACGGCCCCGCCGGATCCGCCGACGGTCCAGGGCGTGACGTTGTTCGCCTCGCCGGCCCCGATCTCGCATGCGTCGGCCTCGTCGTAGAGCTCCGTCCCGGCGCCGCCCGTGGCGACCGAGGTGAAGGTCTCCGTGGCTCCCCAGAAGCGGTTCCCGGTGCCGCCCCCGGTGAGCTTCTTCCGGGCCAGGAGGGCCATGTAGTCGCCGCCCTTGATGGAGACGGACCGCTCCCCGATCTCCGGCCCCTCCATGAATCCCTGGAGCCGCTGGTGCCAGGTGGTGACGCCGTCGACGACGAGTCCGGTCCAGATCCGGACCTCCCGGCCGACCCGGAAGTAGTCCTTATAGGGCGACGTCGGGTGGAAGGGATTGAAGATCCCGCCGGAGTTGTCGATCGTCGCGGACCACTGCCCGGCCGAGGGCTCCGGCAGCCGTCCGGCGCCGGAGGGCGTCACGGAAAGGGACTCGAGCCGGTTCTCATAGAGCGTCTGCGCGGTCCCCCACTCCAGGCAGTTGTCCGCGTCGGCCATGTTGTGATACTCGAACTTGAGCCACGCGGCCGAGCGGGCGACGGAGGAGACGCGGACCTCGTCGATGAGGCCGTCGAAGTTATAAGTCCCCGTCGTGAGGTTATTGATGCTCCCGATGTTGAACGGCCCTGGCGCGTCCAGCGGGCCCGTGCCAGTGGCCGCCGCTACCTGTAGGCCATCGACATAGAGCCGGACGTTGTCATCTCCGGCGCTGGCGTCATAGGTTCCGACAACATGGTGCCACGCGCCGTCGTTGTAGCCCAGCGGACTCGTAGCGGAAACGTCTGCCGGAGCCGTCACCCCAAAGGAAATGGCGGTCCCTGCTAGACGCAGATGACCAGAATGGTTCCACCACCAGCCAGCGAGGGCCGGGGTCACTTGGGATGTTGAGTAATTGACCCAGCACTCAAGCGTAATCTCCGACTTTCCGTCGGCATAACTGTCTAGGCCGTTGGCATCGATGTAGTCGTCCGTCCCGTCGAAGTCCTGCCCATACCCGATTTTCCCGGCCGCCTGGGCGGGCTGGTTCGCCGCCGCCTTCGTCCCGTCGTTTCCGTTGGATGTGGAGTCTTCAACGGAAGATGTCGTGAGGTCCTTTAAGTGGTAGACGCCATCGTAATTGGCGTCCCACACCGCTTCGTGGTCGTCTCCGTCGGTGGCGTTCGGATTTCCGAAATAGATGTAGATGTAGGACCCGTCAGCGTCTAGGTCGGTCTTGACCCAGAATATGCCGGTGGCCTCGTCCGAGACGATAGAGAACGACTCTCTTTCGTATGGAAGTTGGGTGGTACCGTCGCTGGCCGTGAACCGGATGTCATACCCGGTGGCGAGGGCATGCAGGCCAATCTCGGGGTCTGCGTTTATGGGTACGTATAGAGGGAACCCCGTCAGGTCACTGTCGATATTGGCGGCTTGGACGCTGATTCGCTTCCTGTAGCCCCAGGGACCAAGTCCGTCACCCCAGGCAAGGGCAAGGGGGCCGGTGGGCCCTGTCGGTCCAGCCGGTCCCTGAGGACCCGTCGGACCCGTCTCTCCGACATCGCCCGTTGGACCCTGCGGACCAGTCGGACCGGCTGGGCCAACATTGCCCTGAGGGCCCGTGCTACCAGTGTCGCCCGTAGCGCCCGCAGGACCTTGTGCCCCCGTGTCTCCCGCAGGACCCTGCGGCCCTTGCGCCCCGGTATCGCCCGTAGGGCCTCCCGGCCCCGCAGGACCCGTATCCCCTGTTTGACCAGTAGGTCCCTGAGGCCCCGTAGGTCCTGTGGAACCATCATCCCCCGTCGGCCCAGTTTCACCCATAGGGCCCGTAGTTCCTGCCGGTCCCTGCGGGCCAGTTGGCCCAGTAGGGCCCTGCTCTCCAGCATCACCAGTAGGTCCATCGTTTCCCTGAGGCCCTGTTGCACCGGTATCGCCCTTCGTGCCCGTTGGCCCAGTCCGACCGGTCGGACCTACTTCTCCAGTAGGTCCAGTAGGTCCTGCCGCTCCTTGCGGGCCTGTGTCACCAGTAGGTCCAGTCGGTCCAGGTTCGCCTGTGGCTCCAGCAGGTCCCTGGCTACCAGTCGGGCCAGTCGGGCCGCTCGGACCCTGCGCTCCGCTCGTTCCAGTTGGGCCTGTAGGTCCTTGTTCTCCAGTTTCACCCTTGTCTCCTGTCGGTCCGGTTGGCCCAGACAGCCACCACCAGACATGCAACGCACCATAGACGAGATAGTAGAACGTCTTTCCGGTGTCCCCGGCCAGGACAACCTGCCCGGCCGTCGGGGACGAAAAGACCCACACCCCAAGGTCCCAATCCCACGTTGCGAACTCCCCGTCGTGACCAGCCCAGGTTCCCGAAGAACCGACAGGTACAACCCAGGTAACCAGGTCGCCTGGTTGCAGTTGGTCCAGGGCAGAGTGGGCCTGAGACTCGCTCATGGTAACAGAGCGCACGAGTGTTACGTCGAAGTAGCCGCTCCCTCCGGTGCCCCCGGCAGGACCGGTTTCTCCGTCCGGCCCGGTGGGTCCCGTGCGCCCAGTTGGCCCGGTAGGACCAGTGGAACCGCCGCCAGAGGACGCACCAGAAGTCTCAAAGGTCCACTGCGTAAGAGCGGAGTAGAGCCTGTTTACGTAGTCGTCAACCTGCGTGAGGTTCATTCCCCTCTTTGGGACAGGCAGGTTGTAGATATACTCTGTTCCCATGCCTATGCCTCAAAGTAGGGTCCCCGCAATTTGTAGAAGACATAGAGGCCGGTCCATGCGAAGTTCGTGTCTCTATCGAAACTGCGTACCCTGACCTGGAAGTATTTGGAACTAGCCGGAACGAATAGAAACTCGGCGCTCTTTGGAGCGTTGTCTCCAGTTCCGACATTGAAGAAGTGAGCAACCTCGGCGGGACCGGTCCCGGCTTGAACCGACGCCGTGATATAGCGGGCCGATGAAACACTCGCAGTTCCCTGGGCCACCGCATCGGTCCACGTGACGCCCTGGTCCGTGCTAAGAGACACCATTACTGGAGTGTTGGAGTAAAGGTCCTCGTACTCTAGGACAACCTTCTCGACGGTCTTGAATCGCCCAAGGGCCTCTGGGTCCTGCTCAGAGAAGTCGGTTGGCTTAGAGGTCCAGACGCGGTCCATGTCCCTAACGTTCTGAGGAGTGTCGGTCGTTAGGCAAAGGACGTTGCCGAACGCGAAGTACGTCTCGTTCCTTCTGTTCGTGGCCGTCCCGCCAGCTAGCGTGGTGGCTCCAGTCTCTCCGCTATAGGAACTATAGTCACCAGAGAAGTAGTCGCGGACCTTGAAGTAGTACTTCGTTCCCTCCTCAAGGTTGCCCTGCACTCCCCCTGTGGCCGGGGCATTGAACGTGGTCTGGTCCACAACGCCGTAGGCTTCCGTGCTTTTGCGGTAGATAATCCTATGAGAATCAACATCATCCGAGTTGTTACTGAACCTAAGCCTGATGCGACTGTCGGACAGGACCGTCAGGGCCAGGCCCGTAGGGGCGTTGGTGTCGTTGTCGGTAGGCCCACTGGCCGCCGTCGAATCTGCCTCGCCGGAGTCGTTGTACGAGGAGACGATGTACCAGTACTGCGTGTAAGACACCAACCCGAAGTCGTGATACCCGGTGGCCCCGGCCGTGACTCCAGTAACCGGTAACCCCCATGACACGCCGTCAAGGGAACGATAGATATAGAACCCATCGTACCCGGTTCCCGTGGGGGTCCAGGACAGGTCCATGGCGAACGGACCGCTGGCCGCAAGGGAAAGCCCCTGCGGAGCCTCTGGCGGGCTACCGGCGATAGCCCCAGCCGTTCCGGACCAGCTTCCGGCCGTGGCTCCGACCTTGGCCCTAATCTTGAAGGAGTAGTATTCCGTGGGGGTTAGCCCACCAACCGTTCCGCCAGTGGCAGAAGCCCCAACCAGCTTGGACCACACGTATGCGGAAGCTCCGGTCCCCTCGCTCACGTAGATGTCGAACCCGGACTGCCCGGTTGACTCAATGTCCCAAGACAGGTCCATCTGTGTGTCAAGGACGGAGTCCCCAACGACGGTCAGTCCCGAAGGCGGAATAACGTCAACGACGGCTCCAGCAGTAGCAGAATAGGTGCTGATGCCGCCGATGGGGTCCTCTGCACGAACCTCAAGGGCGTAGCGCATTCCCTGGCTGAGCCCGGGCACGTTCACTGCCGCCCTGAAGGTAGACGCGGTGGTGCTCCACGATGCAGTTCCCTTTCTCCAGGCCACTCTGACGTAGTCGTATGCATCGTCATTGTTGGTCCAAGAGAAGTCGATGGAGTCGTCGCCGGTCACCTTAGCGGCATGAGGCCCGGTAGGGGCGGGAATGGTCAGCGCATTATTGAGAGAGTAGTTCGACGGACCGTACGGGTTGCCGAACTCGTCGTCTCCAGTTGAGGTTACATAGTACGAGTAGTACACGCACTGCGAAACATCATGGTCGTCATAGGTCGCCGTGGGGTAGTATACGGTGTCCAGCAGTTCATAGTTGCCGCTGTTCACCTTCCGCATGATGTTGATACCCTCAGGGTATTCATCCTTGTTGGTCCAGGCGAGGTGGAAGTAGTCTTCGTGTTTTGTGACGGACAGGGCGGACGGACTGAGGGGACTGTAGGTCATTGTTACACCTAGAACCCAAATCCGCCAAGGCCAGTGACAACCTTGTCGAAGGTCGAGACGGACCAGGAGTTTTCGATATAGTTGAAGGTCCAGAGCCACTGGACCCCGTCACCGTCGGTCATGGCCCACATAATCTGGTTGAACCTAAGGCTAACGTCTCCGAAGACCTTCGTGAGCTCGGCGTCAGACGGAAGAGAGAAGAAGACCCGCCGGACCGGCTCACCGATGGGGATAGCCTGGTCGCCGTCGATGCGATAGATGTTATCGACGCCAACGAAGTAGTTGGTGCCAAGGGCATGGACCAGACTGTACGGACTATAGACCCCGGCGCCCCTTCGGTCCTGAGGCCAGGACACAGGAGCTGTCGCGGTGCCCGTCTTTCTTCCGATGTGGTACATTGTCTTCTTGTACACGAAGAGCAACCCACCGACAACGCCAAGGCCCGTCAGAGGTTCCTGGGTGTCCAGGAACGCCTTCCAACCGGCACTTGAGCCAGTAAAGTCCGTGGGGTCCGTGATGGCGCTCCATCGAATGAACCATGGATTCCTTTGCCCGCTCACAGTCATGTCCGCTAACCATAGCCTCTCGTCGTAGGCAACCATGTAGCGGGCCTTCTGAGCGTAGGTCGCGTTTAGTTCCACGGCCGCAGAAGTCGCAGGGTCCCAGTACTGAACGTTTACGTTTCCGTTCCCGAAGCACAGCTTCCCGTTTACGACGCACCATGCCCAACGCTCTCCCGTGGGGACGGAGTAAACCTTACGGACCTTGTACGTCGCTCCGGTTGCGCCAAAGCTACCAGTCGTCCCCGTGTACTCGTCTGAGAGGGTGATGATAGTGCCCGGCGCATCAACGCTGGCAACCGTGGCCCAGTGCGTTTCCCCGGACTCATCCAGGGGGTCAACGTGGTCCACGTCGAGTATAAACTGGTCCCCGGCGCCGATGCCAGAAGACACCCAGGCGCCAGTCTCTCCAGTTACGGTTATGTACGGTCCGGTTCCCGTACGAGTTACGCTCCTGATAAGCCCGGCAGTAAAGCGCTCTGTCAGGTAGCTCCAGGCCCCGGTGGGGCTCTCTTCGACCTTGATAAGGTCGGTGTCCGTGAGTAGAAGTGCGGTGTTCCCTCCGGTATTGCTACGGAGGAGCGGGATGGCTTTGATGGTCTGGCTCTCCGGGAGAGTCAGGGCCGTAACGTGGTCCCAGCGCCCAACGATACGGGTAGCGGACACGTCCACGTTCTTGGATGGCCACTGGGCGGCCAGGTCTGGCGCATTTAGCTGGGCGTGGTTCAGCTCCAGCATGTGGCCAAGGGGCCTAACGGCAAAGAGTCTATCGGGCATGGTTAGGTCCTATTCGGGTAACGATACTGGTCGTCAACCTCAAAGTGCTCGTTGCGGTCCGTCTCCTCTCTGGAGTAGACGTTGATAAGGCCGGTAACGATGTCGATGTACTCTTCCTTGTCCGGCTTGGCCCTGTCGTACTCCCCGAGCCAGATATGGCCCTTGTACGACGCGAGGGCTATGATGGCCGGGTCCCACTCCGCTCCGATGAGCGTAACCTGGGCACCGTCTAGGCTGGCCGCAACCTTGCGATACCAGACCTCCATATCGTACGCTCCGGCCGGGGTGGGGTGAAGCCAGATGTAGTTGCCGTCCCTGTTCCACTTTGCGGGCGGCGCCTCCGCCGTGGTGTCGGCCCGGTCCGTCTGAGATACGTACCAGGACGTAGGCATCCAGTCCAACTTACGGCCATTGGTCTTATCGAAGACATGGCGCACCCGTAGCGTATCACTTGGGGCAGTGATGTAGGGAACGCCGTCGGTAGTGGTTAGGGCCGGGCTCGTGACGGTGTGCATCTGGGGGAAGTAGAAGGACTTCTCCAAGATGGGCAAGCGGTGACTGGCCGTTAGCTGTTTGTAGGCCTGATTAATCAGGACTCCATGGTAGTCAGTGCCGCCAATAGAGTCAAGCTGAGTCCTTTGACCCAGCCTAAGTTTCAGAATAGCCTTGAGGCTGTCGAATCCAAGGGCGCCCATTCGTTCACTCCTTTACAGTGAACGACGCCAGAATCTCCTCGTCCCGAACGATTCTCAGCAGGTCCTCGGACCACATCCTGCCGTAGACGGTCTTATCAAGAAAATGGAGACGGGTTCCGCCGTGCCAGGACATGATGATACGGTCGCCGACCTTGAACCTGGACTGTGTCTCAGGGTTGTCGCCAACGGCCATAACAGTGGCGAACCTGGTTCGCTCGGAGTGCTCGTCTGCGTTAGTCATTTTGAACACGCGGCCGGTGCTCGGGTCCTTATAGACCGTGAACTCAGCCATTTCGTCCAAGACGACGACGACTCTGTCGCCGTAGACTTTCAGGTCGAGGTCATCGACCTTGTCGTCGCCCCGGTCACCCAGGGCAGTGATAATCTTTTCAAGAGCCATTCTTTCCTCCTCTGACGTTACGTCGTGGGCGTCTCGCGGTCCCCCTCGTCAATGGTGAACTGCGCCTCTTGACGGGTCCGCTTGTCCCACTTGTAGTGATAGTGGAAGTTACAATACCGCTTTCCGTCCTTGACCGAAGTGTCTCCCTCGCGGTAAAGGAGCCCCTGGCGTGACAACAGCCCCTCGGTGTCCGGGTCTACGTTCATACAGTTGGCCCCACTGGTGGAGCCGTTGATAACCTCGCCCTTCGTAAAGCAGAGCTGGGTCCCGATGTCGTAGCCGGTAGGAGAGAGGAGGAGGATGTCCCCTACGGCATCCCCTCCAGCGTAACTACCGGAGAATAAATGAACTCGGTCCACAACGCCAGTGCAACCTGACGTTACTCCAGTAAGCGTCTCGCCTAGAGTAGGGTCTACGGAGCCGCTGGTAAATAATAGGCGAACGTACAACCTGGCCGAACCACAAGCGGCACACTCGTACCACTTCTCGCCATGGTTGCCCTGCAACCCGTTCGCTTGCGTAGTGTCCAACGGTTGGACCTTCTTTCTTTAGATGTAGAGATAGAGCTTACAGTTGGCCGAAATGGCGGCAACTCCCAGGGACTCAAAGCGGATGCCAGGGTCCCCGAAAACCCTTCCCTGTGACGGCCCGGTGGCTGACACGGGGGCCTTAATCTCCAGGGCGTCGTAGTGCGTGTAGTGGTTCACGTGGTAGGCCTTGCTGGCCTCGTTGGTCCAGGAGTTATAGGGGACCTTGAAGACTGTGTTGTTGCCAGCCGTGGTGATAATCTTCTTCCCCATATTGGTGGCCAGCCCAGTCGTCTGGATGATGTCGGCCAGGTCGCCCACGGCCCACGTGGACGGGAAGTGCGCCCCGCCTGTAGCCGTGATGGTTCCGCCAGTGGCTGAAATAGTGGCGGCGGGAGCAACGGACTCTCCAGTTGCCGTGGTCAGGTCCCACGAAACGAGAGAAACAGAGTCCCCCTTCAGGGCGGGGACGAACTCAAGAGCCTTGACCCACACCGGGCCCAGCTTAATGACGCCCACAGAGTCGATGGTCAGGACCCCGGGATTTGTAAGCAGATTAGCCATTTACTTCACCTTCTCTTCGGTCTTGTGGAAGGTGGGGGTCCAGCCGTAGCCCCGGAACAGGACGTTCGGCGCGGAGATAACCTTCTCAAGCAAAAGCTGGTCATTCGGACAGACGTGGGGGCCGGTGTGGTCGGGAACGTCCGAAAGGACGTATCCACAGGAGGGACATTTCCAATCTCTGTATGCCATACCTTACCTCACCTTGACAGAGAAATGGGAGGAGCCCCTAGTGCCGGGGCCCCTCCCCAAGAGTACATAGTTCCCGGGATGACTAGGCGTCAGCTCCGGTCGGTCCAGTCGGACCGGTGGGGCCAGTAGGACCGGTCGGGCCCTGGGCGCCCGAAACGGAGGTTCCGGCCGTAGTGCCATAGGGCGGGTTCCCGTCAGAATACCGCCACACCGGGGGCGTGGCGTCCGACAGGAAGATGTGTCTGCCCTGAGACACCGCGAAAACGAGTTTGGCGTTGCCCATCGGGGGCCTCCTTACGCCTTGCCGCAGTAAACGAGACGGGGGTCAGTGAAGCCGTAAATGAAGTACTGGTGCGAGGTGACCTCAGTGTCCCGAGAGCGGTCCGGGGCGTCCTTCGTCTCCAGGTCGGGCTCGACAGCCGTGTAGACCCGGGGTCCGAACATCTTGTCGCTCTGGTCGCCAAGAACGTACCACATGGTGCTGGAGCTGAGGCGGTGGTTGATGACCGTCTTGAGGTCGAACTCGGGGAAGATGTTCTTGGTATTGGAGAGCTCACCGGAGACGTTCGTAGACTTCAGAATCTGGGCGGCGGTGAACCGGAGATTCTTGTTGATGAGAAGGGTCTTCGGGACGCGGACCATGATGTTGCCCTTGTCATCGTAGATGGTGTCGAAGTACAGAAGGGCCGACTCCAGGGCGGCGTTGGACAGGGCCGCGTTGCCGTAGTTGGAGTAGGTCGTCGAAGACAGCGTGGTATGCGTGGCGTGGGCCAGAGCAAGGCTGTCGAACCCGGCGGCATAGGTCGTGGCCGTGGGGTAGTTGTAGACCTTCATAACCTCGATGTCCTTACCCTCAAGCATGGTCTTCTTGAGAGAGTCGGTCAGCATCTTCATGATGCCGATTTTGTTGAACCGCTTCATCCGGTCCGTGATACGGAAGCCGTTCCCGTAGCGGGCCAGAGTGAACTCCTTGGTGCCACCGAAGGCGGGCTCTTCAAGCATGATGCCCTGGCCCTCGACGACCTTCCGCATGGCGCCAAGCCCAGCAACTCTCATGACGCGCTCGTAGTCGTCCTTGAGTTTCAGGTCCCGAAAGAGGCCCTTCCACTCAACGAGAGCCTTGCCGTCCGTGGAGTTAAAGTGTTCCGTGACGAGGGTCTTGAAAACGTCGCGGTTGCTGGAAGTATCCCAGCGGGTAGAAACGATACCAACAGAGCCGTAGGTAGCCATAGTGCGTTACTCCTTAACCAACCAGGCCCTGACAAGTATCGGGCTGGAACCGGAAGATGAGCTTGTGAGCAGTAGCGACCGCGTCTTCCTGCGGGTCATACTGATGGATAATGACGGACGGGCCGGTGTCGCCGTAGTTGATGGCCTGGGACCCCGAAGTGAGGTTCAGACCATAGGGCTTGCCCTCCATGCCGATGTTGGCCGTGCCGTCGGACTCCCCAACCCAAAGCTGGTCGGGGCTAATTTCGTGAATGAGAATCTTCTCATCCCAGTCGCCCACGTCTTCCTGGGCGATGCCGAAAATCCGGTCATCGGAAGCGGCCAGCTTGACGCGGCCACCCGTGCCGATATAGACGGCGTCACCCTTGATAAAGGTGGACGTTCCGCAGGGCTTCTCAATAAGATGAGTGGGCCCTTCGATGTATTGAAAACCAAAAGTAGCCAAATTGAACTCCTAAGGAGTCGCCTGTTAGGCCTTAGATACCAATTTTCTGGTACTCGTCGTCCGGCATGTCAACGGCCGCACCCTGCTCTTCAGCAATAGTGCGGAACTCCTGCTTGTTCTGCTTCGACATCGCATCGGCTCGGTCAGTGGCTTCCTTACGGGCTTGCATGTGCTTCTCGAACGGCACCTGCATGAGGATGCTGTCCTTCCACTGGTAGGTCCCATCGGCCTTCGGCGTCAGGGGCTCGGGCCAGTAGAGGTTGTCGGCCACGTTCACGGCCTCAGCATCCAGCTCAGTCTGCCACTCCTTGAACTCAAGGTAGTCGTTCACCTTGTCCCACCGGTTCCACGACAGGACGTGGCGGGGACGGATGGCGATATCGTTGTAGTCGCTGTTCTTGACGTAGACTTTCTTAGAGAAATAGTATCTGCCCTTGAGGGGCTGGGACTTTTCATGGTCCCACACGGAGCGTTTGAGGTCAACGAACTTGAAGTCAGAAAGGGTAGCCATAGGTTAAACTCCTTCCGCTTCCAAACGCTTCTCGTGCGCCTTGACGAACTCCTGTTCGTCTTTTCCCCATAGCCTTACCAGTTCCCTCTGCTCGGGCGTGAGGGTCCTGGCAACCTTGGTGGCTTGACGACCGTTCGGAAGTTCAGTGTGGCCAGCGGGCATTGGATTCGGTGCCGCAGTCTTGTAGTACTTTGAGAAGTCCAGTTCGCCTCGCTCGGAGCGGATAAGCTGAGCTACCCACTGCCAAGTCTTCGGTTCCCGGATTTGGTCGGCAGAAATAAGTCGGTCCTTGAAAGAAGCCGCCACGTACTCACTGACCTGGTGCTCCAGGCCATTGAACAAGGCGGGCGTTTCCAGGAACGCCTTCTGTCGGCCCTCCACAAAGTTCCGCTGTGCGGCACGAGCCTCAAAGACGACTCGCCTGGCGTCATCCTGGCGCCTGTCGAACTCTCTAGCCGCCTGTGCTATCTTGGCCGTCGCTCTCACGGGGTCACGAACAAACTCTTCCTCGGTGACCACCAGACTGGGGTCAAACTCTTCGGAAGAGGGCGCAGGGGGCTGGACCGCCCTCGGCACCGCCACGGGGGCTGGCGCCGAAACGGTCCCGGTCACCTCGCTAAGCGTCTTGAAGTACTGGGCGTCGTGGGCCGCCAGCCGGGCCATGTCGGCCTCTCTGGCGGAGCGGGCGTCAGACTCCTCAAGGAGCTGAGCGAGTTCCTCGGCACTCCGTCCACCGTATTTGGACGTGCCGGGGGCTGGTGCGGCTGGGGCGGGTTCCGGCTCGGCTTCACCGGGCTCGACGGGCGGCGCTACCGCGTCATCGAGGATGGTGTCAGCAGAGTCAGCGTCACCGACTCCAGCGAGAGAAGGTGTGTCAACTGCCAATATAAACTCTCCTATTACTTGCCTTCAGCCGGGCGGGAACCTGCTCCAAGCATGGTTTCGGGAAGGCTGATAGCCGTCCGAAATGCGGCCACAGCCCCCTGGTTCTTGGCGATGTTCCATATGTCTGCTTGGTCCTTGACGGGCTGGCTGACAATGGAAGTCATAGCCGCTTCCCTAAGGGCGGTTATCCGCTTTCGGTATTCAATCCAAAAAGGATTCAATTCAATCTGTGCATAGGCCGACCTGAGCTCGGGGTTACTTGCCATTAGGCACCCCCGGAGGAGTCTGTGCGGGCTGACCCGCGGGAGGTCCGTCAGGCCCCGCTGGGCCGGTCTGGGCCTGAGCCGGGCCAGTCGCGGGCGGCGGCTGTTGCGGCATTAGGTCAACCGACTGCATGATGTTCTTCTCGACATCCATGACGTTCCTGAGGTCGGGAACGACCTGCTCGGGACTTCTCTCGTCGAAGTCCTCCATGACATCGTTCAGAATCTTGACGCCCATGTCGTTGACCGACAGGATGAACTTCTTCATGTCGCTCGGAACCTGTTCGTTCGTGAAGGCCTCGACCATCGTGGCCAACTTCGTCATGTAGTCAGATAGAATCTGATACTTGGCGATGTTCATTTCACGGCGAACCTCCATGTTCATCTGCTCAGAGCTGACCTCTAGGTCAAGCTTGAGGATGTCACGGATGTTCCCCATGGGCATGACCACTTCCTGGGACACGCCGTTTTCGTCGTAGTACTCGTACTTCGGTTTGTACTGAGCGAAGCACTCAAGCAACTTGTAGCCAATCTCCAGGAAGTTAGCCCGTATAGCGTCGGCCAGGTTCTTGAACTTCTTGTTGGCCTCTTCCAGGTTGGCTAGAGTTTCCTTGGCAACGGGACGTTCCGCCGTAGAGTTGCCAAGGACGTTCGGTGTAATTCCGACAGACCGGTCCCCATAGGAAACGAGACGGTCCTCTTCCCGGTCAAGACTAAAATATACGTCGGGAAACGTGATAACCCGGACAGCCGCTTCCAGGTCCTCGTCAAGAACCCACGTCTTGCCCGGGGTGAGCTTGAAGTCGTTGATGCCGAAACCGCCACGCACGAGCGTAACCGGCAGGTTGATTTGTGCCAGCCGGTCGAGTCTAAGATTATGAAGGGAGTCAATCTCCTCTTGAATAGGCTCAAGAATCTC